CCTATTTATGTTAGTCAGTTTAAAGTTGTTCACCGTTTAGCGTTATCCTCGATACCACTTCATTGCGAATTCCTTCTAATTAATTCCCATAAGTAAAAATAAAAAACAAACCCTCATATGCCTTATGGCAAATTAAATAAATTAAAGGAAATTCTATGTCTAATACAATGACTGGTTCAGTAAAATGGTTTAACGATGATAAAGGTTTTGGTTTCATCACCCCTAAAGATGGAAGTAAAGATGTATTTGTACATTACTCTGCAATCCAAAGTGATGACTTCAAATCTCTGATGGAAGGCCAAGAAGTTTCATTTACCATTGAAAATGGTATGAAAGGCCCAGCAGCAGGCAACGTGGTGGCTCTCTAAAGGCGCTATTACTATTCGCCTCTATTTTAAATGCCCTTGTTGTAGCGGTTCACAATATAGAACATCACAATTTGATGTCACAGTGAACAATCCACATGGCGCAAAATGTATCTTTTGCAAAAGTGTGATGACAGCTCAAATGAGTTAAGCATTAAATAGTTGAATATATAAAACCTCGCTTCGGCGGGGTTTTTTTATATAAAAAAATGCCGACGCGCTAGGAGTTATGTCGGCATAAACTCTCGGGAATAGTGTTAATAACGAGATAAATTATCAATAAAACAATGTATCAATATCAGGGAAAACCAGATATATGCTGTAATGATAATCATTATCATTATCATTAAAGTGTCAATTATATGAATCCACAACAGTGGTTTTTTTCTTGTCTAAATATGACATATATCAATAAAAGGTGCTCATCATGCCAAAAGAGATAAACGAATTACAGTTTAGTCTTCACTATGCTTCAGAAACAGACAGTGAAAAGAATACCTCCGTCATTTTAACGGCGAATATCCATACAGCTGATGGTGAAACTCAACAACTGACACAATTAATTTGTACAACATCTCCCGCAGGTAAAAAGCAATATCGAATCGGTACACAAAAGATTAATGATGCAGGTGACCCATTGCTGGTGGCGATTGAATCTTATTGGCGTAAAAACACACAAGAGAGTTGTGTTTATTTTTTAGAGAAAGCGAAGCAATTTATTCAAGGACACTTACAACAAACGAATACATGGATATCTATGTATGGTCTTGTGATTGTTTCTAATGCGTCACTGGAAGAGCAGTTGCCTGAAGGTTTATTAAAGGCACTTAATGTGTCGAAAGCTGTTTGATACTTTGAGTAAACAGAGCAAAAAATAAATATGTCGATTTGTAATTAGCTCTTACAGGTTGAACTCTCCCGAAACTCCAGAGAGTTCATATTTTTAGTTATAAGAGTTTATGGCAAATTACATACTATTTTATAAGTAGGTTTTTATAATTATTGATACATCATCGAGACTCTTCTTATTAATGAGAAGTATGCGATGCAAAGTTTTAACGGTTGAGGAATATCGGGATCAGACATTCGATAGGTAAATGTTTTTTTTGCATTAGAAGGGGAATAGTGTATACCTTCATCTTCTAATTTTAATTCTTGTTCTGAAGAGCGTATTGAATCGATAAGAGTGCAAAGTTTATTTATTCTATCTGCGGGTATTTCCGCATGTAATAATTTATGTGCAAACTGATTTCTTATCTGATCAATATGACAAAAAGCATCATATGCTTGTTTTGGCATACCTAATCGCTGAGCTAGCTTATTTTTATGTTCAAAGGACATTCTAAATCTAACATCGTTAATATTTTCTGGTTTTTCTGCAAACAAATCCTCAATATTTAGATGAGCTGATATAAAAGCTTCTAAAAAATTTTCACAAGTTAAATGTAGTGTTAAAACTGAGACGAGGGGAGTATCGGTCTCACAAATTGTTAATACAGCATTTCGAGTTTTATCATCGGCAAGAAATAATTTTTCAAATATTTTAGTATTCATTCTTTCCTCATAGGACTTTGTATGAAAATAAAAAATGAAACCATTGGATTGGCAGATCCTAATGGCCATATAGCCTGCGTTATTGGGCTCCTACCTGATAATAATGTATCAGAAGTGAATACGGAGGATAATGATATTTTTAAGTCGACGATAAAAGATAAAATTTTTATAGGTGAAACTTGGTCGGATCATGATATATCTTTATTGGCGATATGGAATTCTTTTACCGATATACAACAAGAGGTTATAAGTAGCGTTATTCAAAGATATAAAGATGAGATATTTAATTTGGAATGTTCTCTTTATGAAAGAAATTTCGATTAGTTGGAATGTTTAGTTATTTGCGAGCACCTGAATATTTTTTAATGATCCCACTGAATTTTTGAATAGCCTGTGATCATTCATTCAGCCAACCACATTGGGCTGAATCATTAATTTAATTAAGTCTTATATTTTCACTTTTAACTTTCTCACACTAATTATCAACGGACACTCCTCTGGGGGGGACTATGCGTATGGAAAAATTAACCAATGTGACTTACGGAACCGCAGGCCTAACGGCCTTTTTTGCCAGTCTCTCTTTATATGAATGGGGATTTGTTATCGGGATGGCGTTCAGCATGGTTCTGGGTTTAGCCACTTATTTTATGACACGCCGAGAGCAACGAAAACGCACTCAATTATTTGAAGAGCTTGTTCGTCATGTTGACCCACAAAACCCAACTGAAACCCTAAAAAGACTTGCTGAATTAATGGTGAAAGCGCCAAAGGATATTTAATGTCTCTCAAACAGAAAATAGCGGCGCTAACAACTGCGGGAGCCACAGCAATCGCGTTAGTAGTAATAGCCCATTTTGAAGGTGTGCGTTATGAACCTTATCGTGATGTGGCAGGTGTTTTGACGGTTTGTTATGGGCATACAGGAAACGACATCATTCAAGGTAAGACATACACACAACAAGAGTGTGACGAGTTACTGCAGAAAGACTTTATCAGAACGCAACAGCAAGTTGACATCCTGGTTAAAGTGCCGGTCGATGATAAAACAAAAGCTTCTCTATATTCCTTTGCTTTTAATGTGGGTACCACAGCTTTTGCACGTTCTACATTGCTAAAGAAATTAAATGCAGGTGATCAGAATGGCGCTTGTGAAGAAATGAAACGCTGGGTTTATGCTGGTGGAAAGGTGTGGCGAGGGTTGGTCAGTCGTAGAGAGGCGGAGTCAGCATTATGCAATGGAAGCCTTTAATCATCATCGTCGGTTTTATCCTTACATTACTCATCTCGGTTGCTGGTGGCATTTATCTCTCAATTGATCATTCATGTGTTAACGACAAAGCCAGTTTAGAAAAGCGCTGTCAGATAGCTCTCTCACATCATCGGTACTAATTATGAAACACTGGAAACTTTACATTGTCGTTGTGATGGTGGGGATTGTTGCTGGTGGTTGCGCGCTGATTAATGCACAAGCGAAAAGAATTAACACGCTGACAGAAAACAATAAAGAACTGACTACCGCACTCAAAGAGCAGAAGGATATCAATACTGACTATCAAGTGCGCATAGAGCGACTAAATCAACTTGATACAAGACACACACAGGAGCTTGTTAATGCAAAGAATGAAATCAACACTCTTCGTGATGCTGTTAGCTCTAGTTCTAAGCGGGTGTATGTCAAAGCCGAGTGTCCAGCAGTCACTAAAAATCCCACCGAAAGCGGAAGCAATGAAGCCACCGCACGACTTAACAAAGCAGTTGAACAAGATTATCTACGTCTCAGAGAAATGATAGTCGAGAACGAACAGCAAACTTTGTATTTACAAAATTACATTAACACTGAATGCCTTTCTAAGTAGTTACCTGAAATAAATCTACACGCCTTTATTAATCCTTTATTGGAGGTTTCCCCTTGCTGACAAAAGGAAAAGTAAGATCACTTCTTAGCTATGACAAACAAAATGGTCAATTCATCTGGCTTGATAGTAAAAATAATCAAATTAAGAAAGGAGATCAGGCTGGGTATATAGATGATCAGGGATATCGAAGAATATGTATTGAAGGAATTGAATATAGAGCGCATAGGCTGGCTTGGTTATATATGTTTGGTTTTATGCCGGAAATGATAGATCACATTAATGGTATACGCTCAGATAATAGACTAAGTAATTTAAGAGAATGCAACAGCTCACAAAATGCAATAAATAGAAAAATACAATCAAATAATAAATCAGGGGTTCCTGGTATTTATTGGAATAAAAGAGAGGGAAAGTGGAAAGCTTATGCAAAAATAAAAGGAAAGATCATTAATCTAGGAACACATGTAAATAAGGAAGAAGCTATAAACGCTAGGCTGGAGTTTTGTAAAAAAGAATATGGAGAGTTTTATCCTCAAAGCAACCACCGCCCGACCTACTGACACCGCTCTCCGAAATTATTGGTTACTCAGAGAACGAATTGCAGAGTCAGAGCAAATGATTAAAGGGTTGCAGGATTATATCAAACAAGAATGCATGGAATAAAAAAGCCCAGCATGGGAGGCTGGGCAATACTAACAATATATTGTTTCATATGGGTATAGTTAGACTTATTATTATAACTAAAGTAAATATATATGCTAGTTTATTGTGTTTAATTATTTATTTTTATTTGATTAATAGACGTAAGATAAAAAATAGCCCTATGATTTAATGTTCATAGGGCGGTTAAAATGAAGCAAAAAGTAAATATCAATCATTTCCAATTATATAATTATTATTTCTTTATGCAATAGAATATATTATATTTCTGTTATATTAGTAGATTAAAAAATATATTTAATTGTAATATGTCATATAGTATCTATTTGATGTAAGTGTCTCTTTAGAGGTAGATAGTATTCCACTCTATCTGAACTCCCGATGGAATAAATAACGATGTGTAATCAAAAGTTAGTCGTACTTTTACTCGCTGATGGATCATGTAAACAAGTTGATATCACGGACATGTACTAATGACATGAGCATAAATACTCCAGATATCTATTTAGATAATAGTGACTGCTCGTCATTTGTACTGGGTTAGGGGGCAGTAGATTTTGATGAAAAAAAACTGTAAGAGAGATTACAGGGCTGAAAAACATAAATATATTTATATATCTTTTTGAAACAGAAAGCGCCGCATTGTCGCTGTCTCCTATGTTAGCTATGACCTGTTTTATTCTCGACAGAGAGCACATAGTGAGAATCAAAAACAACGAATACCACCGTTTTGTTATTTTCGGTCATTATCAGCAACGTCAGCTGTAGGTAGAAGAAGGGGCGTGACGATGGAGAGACATCATCTACAAACGTCATTCATTGATTGGTGTATACAGATAGCCATCAGTTAACCACTGGTGGCTTTTTTATTGCGGAAAATTTGTAATGGAATAAAAAAAATGAAAAAACGCAATGTCTATGGTGGTCGCTGGGCTAAAGTGCGATTAGCATTTCTCAATGAACATCCGCTTTGCGTCATGTGCCAAGAGCAAGGACGTATTACTGCTGCCACAGTAGTTGACCACATTACTCCACATCGTCTTAAAGAAGCACTTGAATCAGGTGATAAAGAACGTATCGCAAAAGCTCAAGCCTTATTCTGGGACACAAAGAACTTTCAAAGCTTATGCGAACTGCATCATAACTCAACCAAACAACGTATCGAAAAGAGTGGCAAAGTCATTGGCTGTAATGCGGATGGCATTCCGCTCGATCCGAACTCTCATTGGAATAAATAACGTTGTGTAATCAAAAACAAGTGAAGTTATCCAAGCTATTTCGTGGCGGTCGCTTCGTTGGTCATGCATTAAGTGTTGATGGTGAGTTGTTAAGTAATCAAAAGTTAGTTGTTCTTCCATCCGCTGATGGATTATGTAAACAAGTTGATATCACAGTCACACTGACATGCACTAATGACATGATCATGAATGCACCCGATATCCATTTGAAATAATTCTAAATTGAAATAACAACGGGTGGGGCGGGAGAAAAGTTCAAACACTTTCGCCCTGATTACCTAGCGCCCTCATTTGTGCGCACAACCGCGAAATGAAAAGTTTTTTTCTGGGAGGTTCCGATGGCAGGAAGACGCCCGAAACCGACCCACTTGAAGGTGGTCACCGGTAATCCGGGAAAACGAAAACTCAACGATAAAGAACCCCAACCTAAACGTGAAATTCCAAGCCCGCCCGAACATTTAACGGATTGGGGGAAAATGGCGTGGGCAAAATTAACCTTATTACTCGATGGAATGGGTGTTTTAACCGTGGCTGACACGCTGGCATTAGAACGGCTGTGTGATATCTACGCCGATATTCTTCAATTGCGAGACACCATTGCCATTGAGGGGCGGACATACACCACAAAAACCCAACTAGGGGATTTTTTAATTAAAGCGAATCCTGCCGTAGCCATGTTGGCTGATGCAGATCGCCGTTTTAAAAGTTATTTAGTCGAGTTTGGTTTAACCCCCGCTGCTCGTTCGAAGGTGAAGATGGATGGTGGAGAAGAAGAGGAAGATCCGCTCAACCAATATTTCGGTTGATCCGGCAACGCAATACGCACAAGACGTGCATCAAGGCAAAATTTTAGCGGGGCCTGATATTCGTCATGCATGTGCGCGTCATCTCAAAGACTTAAACGAAGCCGAGCAACGAGGATTAGTCTGGGATGTCGAGGCTGTCAAAAGAGTGATCGACTTTTTCGCGAAAGTCTTAAAACTTAATGGCGGTGAGCATGAAGGAAAACCGTTTATTTTATTGCCTTGGCAATGCTTTGTGATTGGCTCCATTTTTGGCTGGAAAATGACTGACGGTACACGGCGATTTCGCATGGTGTACGTTGAATCAGGCAAAGGCTCAGGAAAATCACCGATGGCGGGTGGCGTTGGGCTGTATTGTTTAGTCGCCGACAGTGAACCGCGTGCCGAAGTGTATGCGGCAGCCACGAAAAAAGACCAAGCCATGATTTTGTTTCGTGATGCGGTGGCAATGGTTGATCAATCTCCCGCATTAAGTCAGCGGATCACCAAATCAGGCGGAACAGGCAAAGAGTGGAACTTGGCTTATTTGAAAACGAGTTCATTCTTTCGCCCGATTAGTTCGGATGATGGGCAATCAGGACCTCGTCCCCATTGTGCGCTGATTGATGAAATTCATGAGCATAAAAATAATACCGCCGTCGAGATGATGCGAGCGGGCACAAAAGGCCGGCGACAAGCCTTGATATTTATGATCACCAATAGTGGCCATGATAAAACTAGTGTGTGTTATGACTATCATGAATACGGACGAAAAGTCGCCGAAGGTACTATCGAAGACGACAGTTTCTTTTCCTATATTTGCTCACTGGATGAGGGCGATGATCCCTTTAAGGATGAGTCTTGCTGGGGGAAAGCCAATCCGTCATTGGGCTACACCTTTTCTGATCGCTACTTACGCGAGCAAGTGACACAAGCCCGAGGTATGCCCGCAAAAGAAAGTATTGTCAGACGGCTTAATTTTTGTCAGTGGGTGGATGCCGATAATCCATGGATTAACAGTGAAACATGGATGCAGTGTGAAAATACGTTCACCTTCGATGATCTTCAAGGTGAAGAGTGTTATGGCGGATTAGACTTATCGGGAACCAAAGATTTAACGGCATTAGCCTTGTATTTTCCTCGCCTTAAACGTCTTTATGTCGAATTTTGGACACCCAAAGACACCTTATTGGATAGAGCAAAAACCGACCGAGTGCCTTACGACTTATGGGTAAGGCAAGGCTTTATGCATACCACTCTAGGGAATGCGGTGAGGTATGAATTTGTGGCAGAACGCATTGCTGAAATGGCGATGCACGTCAGCATGAGAGCCATTGCCTTTGACCCTTATCGCATTAAATACCTTGTACCCAAACTCGATGAAGTGGGGGTGACGGTTCCCTTAATCCAACATGGACAAGGATTTTACAAAGCCAAAGATTCAGGGCTATGGATGCCACACTCTATCGAACTGTTTGAACAGCTCATTGATGACAAGAAGATTGAGATCCACGCCAATCCTTGTTTGAGATGGAATGCCGCATCCGCTGTGCTTGAGGCTGACCAAAAAGATAACCGCGTCTTTGCCAAGAAAAAAAGCACGGGTCGAATTGATGGTGTGGTGGCCTCTGCAATGGCGATTGGGGCTTCTGAAGGGGAATTCGAGGATGAAGGGGATATTGATGGTTTCTTTGATAACCCAATTATTGTGGGGATCTAAATGCGTAACGTGAAAAAAAAGAGCCGAATAAAATCGGCGATCCTCAATTGGATGGGGATACCCATTAGTTTAACTGATGGCGCCTTTTGGGAAGAATGGATTGGAAAGAGTAGCAGTGGCAAGGTGGTCACCGCAGATAATGCATTACAGCTGTCTGCGGTATGGTCTTGCGTTCGGTTACTCAGTGAATCTATTTCGACATTGCCATTGAAAATCTATCAAACGAAGGCGGATGGCTCGCGCGAACTGGCGAAACATCATCCCGCTTACACCGTATTATGCCGAAAACCCAATGCAGAAATGACGCCTTCTCGCTTTATGTTGATGGTTGTTGCCAGCTTATGTTTAAGAGGAAATGCGTTTATTGAAAAATGTTATATCGGGAAAAAGTTGGTTTCTCTTCAACCGTTATTACCTCAAAACATGACGGTGAAACGATTGGAAAATGGGCAATTGGAATATACCTATACCATGCCTAAATCGAATAAACGGGTTATTCCCGTTAAAAATATGATGCATATTCGAGGGTTTGGCATGGATGGTGTGTGCGGAATGATACCGATCCAGATTGGGCGTGATGTGATTGGTACCGCGTTATCGACGGATGAAGCGGCCGGAAAAGTGTTTGAAAATGGGTTACAAACCAGTGGATTATTAACGTCAAAGAATGCCTTGAAAGCCGATCAACGAGAACGCCTAAGAAAGCATTTAATGACGTTTACCGGCTCAAAAAATGCCGGAAAGGTGATGATCCTTGAAGCGGATTTGTCTTATCAAAATGTCACCATGAACCCTGAAACTGCGCAATTATTACAAAGTCGTGGATTTAGCATTGAGGAGATTTGCCGTTGGTTTCGCGTTCCGCCGTTTATGGTGGGGCATGCCGATAAGCAAAGTAGTTGGGCATCCAGTGTGGAAGGGATGAATATGCAGTTTTTGACTAATACACTACGTCCCTTATTGGTCAATATTGAGCAAGAAATTAATCGTTGTTTACTCGACAGTGATGATGATTATTATGCGGAATTTTCTGTTGAGGGCTTATTACGTGCAGACAGTGCAGGACGTTCAGCTTATTACACAACAGCGTTACAAAATGGCTGGATGAGCCGAAATGATGTTCGACGGTTAGAGAATTTACCGCCTATTGAAGGGGGCGATATTTATACGGTTCAGCTTAATTTAACGCCACTGGATCAGCTCGGAAAAGATATCACGAACAATGAAGCTGAAAAGCTCAAAGCACAGATCACTAACTGGTTATTTCCTGAAGGTGAACCTGTAACCCCATCTCAATCCAATCCACCTCGTCCCGAGGAGTCATCGTTATGAAAAAAAATCAGTTGCCAGTCGCGCTGGAGGATCGCCCCTGCGCATCGATTCGCTATGAGCTGAAACCCAAAGCACTGGATAAATGGAATAGCCGTATTCGGGCATCCAGTGCGGATAACTCGATTTCGATATTGGACGTCGTTGGAGAAGATTATTGGGGTGAAGGTGTCACCGCTAAACGGATTTCCGCCGCGCTTCGTGCCATTGGTGAGCAAGATATTGTCGTTAACCTCAATAGTCCAGGGGGCGATATGTTTGAAGGGTTGGCAATTTATAACTTGCTTCGTGCCCACAGTGGCAAGGTAACGGTCAATATTTTGGGCATTGCCGCTTCCGCTGCGTCCATTATTGCGATGGCAGGGGATGAAATAAAAATGGGGCGCGGTGCCTTTTTGATGATCCATAACTGTTGGGCAATGGGGGTAGGAAATCGTCACGACTTTGCAAAACTTGCTCATGATCTCGCCCCTTTTGATGCCTCGATGACCGATATCTATGTTGCACGCAGTGGGCAATCGAGTGACGTGGTGAATCAGATGATGGATAACGAAACATATATCAGTGCGAGTGAAGCGATAGAAAAGGGATTTGCGGACAGCCTACTTTCTGCCGATGTGATTGACGAAGGTGATGAAAGCCCCCAAGCCGCGATCCGAAAACTGGATGCGCTACTTGCCAAAACCAACACACCTCGTGCTGAACGACGAAAACTAATTAGTGCATTAACCCGAAGTACGCCGAGCGCTACTTCCCAATCTAATGGTATGCCAAGCGCTACCTGCGATATTAATCCTGAAATCCTGTCAAAATTGGAGGAGGCGGTGACCGCCTTTGCCTGCGTTAAGTAATTGGAGTGACTATGTCAGAGACAAATGAATTATTAAAAAACCTATCGGCAAAAATTGAAGAAGCCAATCAACATTTTAATGCCAAAGCTGAAGAAGCGTTAAAAGAAGCGCAGAAAGTGGGTGGATTAAATGAAGAAACGAAACATGCCGTAGACAAAATGGCAACCGAGCTAAATGCGCTACGCGAATCTGAAAAAACACTGAAAGCCGCATTAGGGGATTTAGAACAACATGTTGCGCAAATGCCACTCAATAATGCGGTGCAGGTTGTAAAAAGTGTTGGTCAACAAGTGATTTCGGCTGAAGTATTAAAAGAGATCAATTCCAGCATTCAAGGGGGCAAACGTGTTTCAATTCCTGTTCAAGCAGCATTAACATCTACGGGCGTTGCCGAAGGCGTGGTTGAACCACAACGTTTGTCGGGTATCGATGTTGCACCGAAACAACGACTTTTTATTCGTGACTTAATTGCATCAGGTAAAACGCAATCTCCCGCCATTTTCTGGGTTCAGCAAACGGGGTTTACCAACAAGGCGGCGGTTGTGCCTGAAAATACCACTAAGCCATATAGTGACATTGCCTTTGCGACCAAAATCACGCCAGTCACGACGATTGCTCATATGTTTAAAGCGTCTAAACAAATCTTAGATGATTTTGCGCAGTTGCAGTCGTTGATTGATGCGGAAATGCGTTATGGATTGAAGTTTGTTGAAGAGCAAGAAATTTTATTTGGTGATGGCTCTGGGGCACATTTACACGGCATTATCCCACAAGCCACTCAATATAAAGCCTCCTTTACGGTTGAAAAACAAAACGGTATTGATGATTTACGGCTTGCCATGCTTCAAGCTCAATTGGCGCGATTTCCTGCTTCTGGTCACGTTTTACACTTTATTGACTGGGCGAAAATTGAGCTAACCAAAGACTCTTTGGGGCGTTATATTTTGGCTAATCCTTCCGCATTAACAGGACCGACCTTATGGGGATTACCGGTTGTAGCAACAGAAACCCCCGCGTTTAAAGGGAAATTCTTAACAGGGGCATTTAATGCGGGGGCACAGCTCTTTGACCGTGAAGAAACGAATGTGGTGATTTCAACGGAAAACGCCGATGATTTTGAGAAAAACATGATCTCTATCCGTTGTGAAGAGCGTCTTGCTTTGGCGATCAAGCGTCCAGAAGCCTTTGTTTACGGTAATTTTACGGTAGCAACATCAAGTGATTAATGTAACTAAGGCGGTCTTTATGGCCGCTTTTTCTTTGGAGGTGATATGAAATTAGTCATCTTACGAGCCATTTATTTTGAGGGACGTGTGGTGCTTGAAGGCGAGCAGATTGATACCTTAGAGCAACATGGACGGGAGTTAATCCAAAAAGGCTATGCCAAAGAACAGGAAGAAGCACATCTTGTTATTGAACCTGAACCTGAACCTGAACCTGAACCTGAACCTGAACCTGAACCTGAACCTGAACCTGAACCGAAAAAAAATATTAAGGCGAAAAAGGAGAAATAATGCTTTCTCTCGAATTGGTGAAACAGCATTGCAATATCGACCCTGATTTTACGGATGACGATAATTTATTGACGCTGTATATCGGTTCCGCTGTGAAATATGTTGAAAATTACACGCGTCGAACATTACATAAAACTCAGGAGATGGATAAAGCACAAGAAGATCCTGAAGCCTTGTTCTTAACGGATGATGTGATTGCGGCAATGCTCTTATTAATTGCGCAATGGTATGAAAATCGTGAGGGGGTGATTTCGGGGCAAGCTTTTTCTACACAACCTTTTGCGGTCACCGCACTACTTCAACCTTACCGGATTTATGGGTTGTAGGAGGTTTTATGCGTGCAGGACGATTACGCCACACTATTCATATTCAAAAATCAGTATTAGCGCCCGATGCCATCAGTGGCAGTGATGTGATTTGGACAGATCATGCGACAAAAGTACGTGCAGCGATCATGCCTTATCAAGGGCGGGAATATTTTCAAGCTCAGCAAGTACAAAGTGAGGCCACAACGCGAATTCTTATTCGCTATATTGCTGATATTGATACCTCGATGCGTATTGTATGGGGTAAGCGAATATTTAATATTATTTCGATTATTGACCCTGATGAGCGTCATCGTGAGCTTCAATTGATGTGCAAAGAGGGCGTGAATGATGGGTGAGATTAAAATCAGTGGATTGTCTGAACTCGCTCAACGAATGCAAGACATTGCCCGTAAAACCAGAAATCAAAGTGTGCGTAAGGCGATGAATGCAGGCGCTTCGGCGTTAAAGCAGGAAATCAAACATCGAGTGCCTATCCTTAAGGAAACGGTGCCTCATCGACGCAAAGGCACCATCAAGCGCAATATTCGTTCTAAAACGAAAGTGCAGCGTAATGGGCAAGTTAAAACGCGCATTTGGGTGAAATCATTATCGGGTAAAAAGGTGTCTGCCTTTAAACAGGCAACGGGAAAAAGTGCGGCATTGAACCCGAATGATCCGTTTTATTGGTGGTTTGTCGAGTTTGGTACCGCCAAGATGCCCGCACAACCGTTTATGCGTCCCAGCTTTGAAGCGAAAAAGGAAGCAACGGCTAAAGTGATTGTTCAAACACTCAAAGAGGACATTGAAAAAGTAAGGTAGAGATCATGATACAGCAATTAAAAGAGACCCTTTCACCGCTGGTCGATGGAAGGGTTTTTTTTCAGGTATTACCCGAAGGCAAAGGGCATTATCCCGCCATTGTGATCCAGTTTGCCAGTATCACGCCTAACAGTGCGCTGGAGGATACGGATTTAGACAACTATCGCGTGCAACTTGATGTGTATGCGCCCCAGCCACAACCCCTTATGGTCTTGCGTAAAAAGATTGAAACTCAGATTGTTGCGACAATCCCATTTGCACAACGGGTGAATGCGGTCTTTGGGTATGAAGCGGATGTCAAATTGCATCGGCTTGTTCTTGAATTAATGATTTCATCAGATAAATAAGGAATGGATATGACAAAGCCAAAGAATCATAAAGCGACGCCTTTCCTCGGCACGAAGATCTTTGTGCAAACCGGCTTAGGGGAGGCGATGACAGTGACGGAAGCGACGTTATCACCCGCAACCATTACCATCGCCAATAATAAACTGAAAGCGGATGACATGATTATGTTATCGGGTTTAGGGGAGTTAGATGGGCGTTTTCCCATTGCACAGGTTGATGGCAATAAAGTGACCCTGTGCGACGAAGTGGATTGGAGTGATAAAACGCTACCTACGGATTTTTCAAACGCCAAAGCACAACGTATTCAATGGTCTAATAATTTCTGTGCGGTAAAAAGTTTCAGTAAAGACGGTTCGACAACCGAACAAATTGATGTCACCACCATTTGCAGTGATGGCAAGGAATATGAATCCGGTGATACGGAATACGGCTCAATTAAATTGACCTTCTTCTTACGTTATAGCTCCAGTGATGTGCAGCGACTCTTGCGTAAATATGAAAACAGCAAAGAAAAATTTGCGGTGAAAATGGTATTAACACGAGATGAAGGCTCCATGTTTTATTACGGCTCTGTCGAAACGGGCATGAACATTGATGGCAGTGTAGGGCAAATGATGGATTCGGGGATCTCGATTAAATTGTCTGGCCGTGATTATTTGAATGTGAAGAAATAACCCTTAACTCACCTCTCTTATTATTTCTCATCTCCCTTCTCGATAAAAAATCTTAGGAGTGATTATGTCTAACGCTTTATTGCGAGAATTGGTGTTAAACCAAGCACTGAAAGTGACGCCTTTTACCTATTTAGACAACACCTTTTATGTTAAAGAGCTGGATGTTGGCACAATGAATTACATTCAGCGCAAACTTCGCCAAATTAAAATCAAGCTTGCCGAAGCGCAGGACATTTACTTAGACGAAGACGATCCCGAACAATTTAATGAGGCGATAAATCGTGTTTACGATGAATACGATGTCGCCAGAATGTTGGCCTTTAAGTTGTGTGATGAAAAAGGGGAACTGCTTTTTGATGCTGAAAATGAAGAAGACTTAAAAGGTCTTAATCGTCTAGGGCAAGGGTTCTCTAATGCGGTGTTTACGGCCGAAGCGGGGAACAGCGAAAAAAACTTGGAGACCGACGACAATTTCAATTGATATTGTCGTTGGCGCTGGGAAAAACGCTCGCGGAAATCGAGCAAATGCCCGAAAGCCACTTGTGTGAATATGAGGCCTTTTATCGTAAACAACCCTTTGGTTTATGGCGAGAGGATTATCGGATGGCACAAGTGGCGCATCTTCTCGCGATGATAAATCGTGATCCGAAAACGTCTCCGCCTGAATTGATGGATTTTATGCCGATGTGGAAGAAGAAAATCACGGAAGAAGAACTGTGGGATAATGTCACTGAGAGTGTATTAGCTAATCGATAGCCCCACATCCGTGGGGCTTAATCGTTAACCACCGCGAGACATTTTCTCAATTTTTTTATCCGTATTGTATTGAGAAAGGGCATAAACCGACCAGATAGCCGCAGGGATCCACCCAATTAAGGTGATTTGTAGGATAAGGCAGAAGATGCCAGCAAATGGGCGACCAATCGTGAAAAATTGTAACCAAGGTAGTAATAACGCCAGAATAAGTCTCATAAAACCCCCTCTATTATTCGAAATTTCAGTTTATCAATAATTAAAGCAATAGCAAATAACAAGGAATATTGCATTTATTCAGGGTGAAAGTTTGCTTTTGTAGTGTTCATACCAAGGATTGAATTTATGGCGGGAGCATTAGGTAGATTAAATATTGATTTGACGCTGAATACGGCAAATTTCACAAATGCGATCAACCGTAGCCAGCGCCAAACAGAACAATTTGGGCAAAGTATTCGCGTCAGCCTTCAAGCTATCACCGTGCAACAAGAGCGAATGGTATCGCAAACCGCAAAATCCTCGGCGCTTTTTGCCCGTTTTGCGAGTGTCACCGCAAGTGCATTATCCATTCATCAAGTCATTAATTATGCCGATAGTTGGACGGAATTACAGAACCGCTTAAAACTGGTGACAGAAAGCTCCGTTGAGTTAAATAAAGCCACACAAGCGGTTTATGATATTGCCCAAAAAACCTATCAATCATTGGATGCCACAGCACAGGTTTATCAACGTTTTGCGGATAATGCCGATCGCTTAGGATTAAGTCAGCAAAAAGTCGCTGAACTCACGGAAACTGTCTCAAAAGCCGTGGCGATTTCAGGAGCGAGTGCAACCGCAGCCCAAGCGGCATTAACTCAATTTGGTCAAGCATTAGCCTCGGGTCAGTTACGTGGCGAAGAGCTAAATTCAGTGATGGAGCAAACGCCTGCGTTAGCGAAAGCCATCGCTGACGGAATGAATGTTAGTGTGGGTGAACTAAGGAAGAAAGCCCAAGACGGTGAAATGACGATTGAAAAAGTCATTCAAGCCTTAGAACGTGCAGCCGACAGTGTGGATAAAAAATTTGCTACCAGCGTGACAACGGTTAGCCAAGGTTTTACTAATCTTCAATCGGCGATGACAAAATTTATCGGTGAAGCGAATCAAGGTACAGGTGCGACTCAGCTTTTTACCACAGGGATGACCACTCTTGCCGATAATCTATCGTTAGTCGCTAAAGTAGTCGAAGGGATCGCCGTCACGGCATTGGTAGCAAAACTCTCTCAATGGACGAAAGCCACTTATCTGAAAAATCAGACAACGTTGAATGAAGCCAAAGCCACATTACAGAGTGCAGAGGCAAACAGTGTGGCAGCAACCAGTGCCGTGAGGAAGGCATGGGCGGATAAAGAAGCCACCACATCGGCGCTCAATAGAGCCAAAATGGAATATCAAGTTGCTAGAGGCACTAACGCGGAAAAAATAGCACTTGATAACCTTATCGCCACAAAGTCACTCGCAAGAACAGCCTCTCTAAATTATACACAGGCATTAACCGCCGAAAACGTTGCTCAACGTGCATTAACGACCGCTCGGCGTCAATCAACGGTGGCGGGGCGAGCACTTAACAGTGTTATGGGATTCGCGGGTGGCCCTATTGGATTAGTGTTGACGGGTGTTGCAGCATTGGGCATGGGATTGTATGAATACAGCGAAAATGTCAAACAAGCCAAACTCGAATCGATTGAATTTGCCAATTCCCTTGATACATCAACAGAAGCGTTAAACAAAATGAGCAATGCCACATTAGTGGCGAATTTAAGTAAAGTTTCATCGGGCATTAACGCGCAATTGGAGAAAGTCGAGGAGCTTAAACAACAGGTCATTTCCTTACAAGGTCTATCAAAATACAGCGTTGAGAGTGAAAAGGCGTTTGCTGAACAAGGTGTGGGGGATTTATACCTTAAACGAGTGGCTGAAAAGCAAAAAGAGCTTGATGCTGCGATGGGGACATATGCAGAGCAAGTTAATAACTTAGAGCGTCAGCGAGCCAATATGCAAAATATGTTGGCGACACTCAAAGAAAAAGTGGGCGATCAAGCTCCGGAATATAAACGCTATGCCACTGAGTTACAAAATGTTGATGCCGTTATCAATTCACTTAAGGCGAGTTTAAAGAGTTTAGGCATTGAATATGAATCACTCATTGATATCACGCTTCAGGCGACAAATAGCCAAGTGAATGTCGCCACGGCGATTGCTAAACAGATTGATGAATCGATTGAAAAATCGCAACGTTCAGTGGCAAAAGCGCAAGCCACAGGGAAGGCATTAGCGAAATTAAATGCAGAAGATGTATTGGCTTCACGCAAAATTACGCCAGATATGCAAGGCTACGATAAGGCCTTACAAGCTGAAATTGAGGCACAACTGGCACTGCAAGCCAAACGGACGTATAAGCCCAGCCACAAATCAACCATTGATTATGCCAAGCAATACACCAAAATCTTAACGGAATTAGAGGAAAAACAAGCCTCACTGATTGCAGATGGACAAAGTATTCAGCTGTATGGCACTACCTCTTCCTTTAATGAATACACATCCGCATTAGCTGATATCAAACAGAATAAAGACAAGTTTGATGCCATCTTAAAAATCGATTCCAAAGCCATTGAGACGATAAAAGAAAAAGCGAAAGCCATTGATGATTTAGCTCGTGCTAACTCGGTTGCGCAATTTGCTTATGATCGCGGTAAAGAAATTGAGCAGATGCAATTTGAAACCACCTTGATAGGAAAGACACGCGCAGAGCAAGAAAAGCTTAATGCCCTTCGTCAGATTGATGTGCTGTATCAGCAAGCCAGTGTGGATTTAGGCGAAAAAGAGCTGGTGAACTTACAACGTAATGTCGAACTCACTAAACAGCAGATTGAGGAAGAGCTAAGGAAGCGAGAGGCCATGAAAGGCGATCCGATGGCGGGATTAAAACAAGGTTTATCGGATTTCAGTGAGTCGGCTATGGATGTGATGGAAAACGTCAGAAACGTCACCACCAATGCCCTTAATAATATGTCTGATGCATTAGCCGATTTTGCTTTAACGGGCAAAGGAAGCTTTAAAGATTTTGCCAATGCGGTGATCTCCGATATCACTCGAATGGTGATGAAAATGCTGATTTTCAAAGCCATTGAAGCAGGTGGGCAGGCAATGGGCTTTGATATGGGATGGATGAGCAAAGGGCATGCTTACGGTGGTTATACAGGGCATGGCGGGAAATTCGAACCTAAAGGGATTGTGCATGGTGGTGAGTTTGTTTTTACCAAAGAAGCGACGGCTAAATTAGGTGTCGGCAATCTCTATCGCTTAATGCATGCTGCGCAAGGTTATGCTTCGGGGGGCTTTGTGGGCTCTGTCGCAGGACGAATACCCGTTACACCACAACCGACGTTAGCCCGTGCGGGTAGTGTGCAAATGACAGTCGTTAATCATATTACGGTGACAGGAAATGGTGACGCTGTACTTGCGCAGGCAATGAAAGAAGCCGCACAACAAGGGACAGAAGCAGGCGCACAGAAAGCTCACGCGATGATGTTACAAGACTTTCAAAGTAATGGCGCAGCACGCAGAACATTAGGAGTTTAAATGTCTATTCTTGAATGGCCAAAAGAGGTGATCCCCACACAGGAAAACTGGCAATTATTGAGTAACAGCAAAACCTTTACCTCGCCATTTAATGGAGGTAGCCAGACGGTACGCTTTCCTGGAAGTCGTTGGCGTTGTGAGCTGACATTCAATAATTTAAATGAAGAGAAATCGCGCCAGTTAGAAGCGCTGGTGGCCTCATTGGATGGGATGTCGGGACGGGTCAAAATATCAAGCTGGATAAGAAAAGGGCGTTATGGGTATGGTTCGCCTCGTATTGCAATACCGAGCCAATTGGGACATCGGCTAGAAACAAAGGACTGGAAGCGCAATATGCGCGTGTTACAGCAAGGGGATCGTTTAACTGTGGGTAATGAACTCAAAATGGTGGTGGCAGATGTGGTCAGTGATAATCAAGGACGTGCCATTATTCTTATTTCGCCGATGTTAAGAACGTCACCTACCGTCAATGAAATGCTCGAGGTTGAGCGTCCTTTTGGAGTTTTTCGGCTCGTTGATAATGAACAGGGTAAATTTCAGCATCGTCGCTTGGGGTATACCAATATCACGTTATCTTTTGAGGAGGTGTTGTACTAATGCAATATCATCCATTTTCTGACGCCATGGTCAACGCGATTAATGAGGGGGCTTATATCGTCTTAGCCGCCAGACTCGATTTAAAATCAGGCGTGACCTGTGCGCATACCGGTGTTGGGCAACTGATTATTGCGGGGGAAACCTATTTAGGTGTAGGAAGTTTAGGCGAAATCAGTCAGCTAAAAGAAAATAAGACAACCAGTCCACCACAATTACAGCTTAAATTGGCCGGTTTTGATAAATCGCTGGTGGGGATGGTGATGAATGAGCAAAGTCGAGGGCGAGAAGTGCGGTTGATGATGGCCGCCATCGGTGAAGAGGGTAAACCGTTGCTTGCTGAAATCTTATTTGTTGGACAAATCACATCTATCAATGTGGTGTCTGGCGAAGAAAATGCCGTATGTGTTAATGTTTCTAATCGATTCGAACGATGGTCAATCGGGTTACCCGATAGATTCACTGATGAATCTTGGTCGTCAAGAAGGCAAGGGGATCGCATCTTTCGTTATGTTGCTCAAATGGCTGAACGAGCGATTTATTGGGGCAGCAAGAAAGATGCACCTGCATTTATTTATAAGTAATTGCGAAGGGGATAACATGGCTAAATCGTTATTCATAATCTGTTTTTCAATAATCTTATCGGGTTGCTCAGTGAAAAAAGAAATAGTACCTATCGGTGGTAGTAAAGCTGATGGTACGGTTCGTATGGGTTATACATATGGTGATAAATTCGGTGCTTTTGAAGTTCCTGTTGTTGATATAGAACGTGCAAACGAATTAGCAACAAAAAAATGTAAAACTTGGGGATATGAAGGCGCTGAAGCATTTGGTGGGAAAACTGAAAATTGTGGTATGAGTAATGGATTTGCATGTACAAGAATGAATGTTGCTATTGAATATCAATGCATCGGTGGTAAATCAGCACAATATTAGGTAATACAATTAGTTAATGATTTTTGCTTAATATGAGAAGTAGATGATAGTTCATATTATAAGCGGAAAGGATGATGAATGAAACAACCTAACTGGACACTCCAGTTACCAGAAACCATAAGGGTGGCGATGAGCCGCCCTTTTTCATGGGGCAAATTTGATTGTTGTATTTTTGCCTCTGAATGTATTGACGCACAATGCGGTTTCTCGCCAATAAAGCCTTATCTCAATCACTATAAAACCAAAGCCGAAGCCTTCAATCTTATCAAATCTAAATTTGGCTCCTTAGAGAAAGCCGTTTCACGCTATTTCAAATCCATTGAGATTGAACGCGTTCAGCGTGGCGACCTCGTATTGTTTAAAGGTGAGGACGGTGACAGCTTAGCGGTGGTTTGGGCGGGGCATTATTGGGGCGTAACCCCAGAAGGCGTGAAGCCAGTGCAGATTAACCCAATAAAAGCGTGGAGAGTGGAATAATGGGTGGGAGTGGTGGATTAATTTCAAAAGTCTTGGGTGCTGGCTTAATGATTGCTGGGCTGTTTAATGGTGGTGTTACTGCGGGAATAGGGATTGCTTTAATGTCGGCTGGTGTCGCAGTTCAAATGGCAGGCTCATTGATCTTTAAGCCTAAACTACCCTCCATGAATTATCGAGATACAGGTGAACGCAAACAGATGTTACGTTCATCGTCTGCCCCTGAAACCGTAATCATCGGAAAAATAGTGATATCGGGTTTGCTTTTCTTCGCAGAGGAAGAAACTGGCGAACAAGATGAAAATGAAAAAATCACATTGGCATTGGCACTTGCTGGACACCCCATAGAGAAAATTGGGAAGATTTGGTTGGGGGATGATCTCATTGAGACATTTGGTGATAAAGCCTCATGGGAATTACATAACGATAGGGAAGATGCCGATCCCTTTATGCTTAAAAATTGCTCGTCATGGAAAGAGGATATGATTGGTCGAGGTCTAGCGTGGTTACGTGTGACACTCACGTTTGACCAAGAAAAATTCCCCTATGGATTACCCAATGTGAAATGTGAAGTCTGGGGAAAACATCTGTTTGATCCTCGCACTGGGAAAACTGCATGGAGTAATAATGGGGCTTTAGTCATTTTGGATTATTATCGCCATTATTTAAAAGTGCCTGATACGGATATTGATTTTGACAGCTTTAAACAGGCGGCCGATTTATGTGATGAAAAAGTGAGTCTACCAGAAGGTGGATTTGAGTCGCGATATACCCTTAATGGTGCCTATGACTTAAATGAGAGTCCATCCAGTGTCTTGGAAGCAATGCACAAATGCATTAACGCGGAACCGACATTCACCGCAGGAAAACACGGTATTCAAATCGGCGCTTATTATGGGCCGGCAATAAAAACCATCACTGAATCACAGTTGATTGGCACCGTCACTTGTACCCCTGAAACAGGTTTAAAAGACGCGACCAATGCGGTGTATGGCACATTTATTGATGCCGAACAGTTGTACACAAAAACCGACTTCACGCCTGTGATTGTGGACGAATGGGTGAAAGAGGATGGCTTAGAAATTCGAGAGAATATCGACTATCGTTTTGTCACCAGCCCTTATCAAGCCCAACGATTAGCCCGCCAATATCTCCGCAAAAAGAAAGCCGGAAGACGGGTTCAACTCACGATGAACTTAGACGGCTATGCTTATCGTCCGGGGGAAGTTGTGCTTTTAGAACTACCCGCTTTGGGAATTAGTGGGCTGGAATTCCGTATTGCTGAATGGACCTTCCATGCTTTAGAAGGTGTCTCTCTGACATTAGAAGAAGATGGTGCTTATTTATATGAAGACGTCATTGGGAAACCTTTTGTTAGACCCCCATTCACTAAATTACCCACCGGCGGTGTAGCAGCACCTATTAATCTTACCTTTGTTCCACTTGCAGTCAGTGACATCGTGCAAGGTACGCTTTCTTGGCAGAATGTGGCGTCTGATGTGCGCTATAACACGGTCAATATTTTCCAGAATGGCAAGGTTATACAGTCTATTCAGGTGCCGGGTGAGCGTGTTGATATTAATGGTTTAACTCGAGGCACTTATCGTGTTGAGGTGAGAGCAATTAATGTGGCCGGCGCCATGTCTGCGCCTGCTATTAGTGATTTTGCTATTCAGGCACCGCCTGCACCGATTGGCGTTGAAATAACACCGGGTATGTTCAGTTTAACAGCATCACCAAGGCAGGGCGATAGTGCTGTATTTGGTTATACCTTTGAGTTTTGGTTTAGTGAAAAGAAACTCACCAATCTTTCTGAAAATGAGGTGATCACCAAAACAAACAAAGTTGGTCAAGGGAATTTCTGGACGCAAGAGAATTTAAAAGCTGGCCACACGTATTATTTCTATATCAGAACAATCAATAGCTACGGTAAATCTGTTTTCGTAGAAGCTTCTGGTGTTCCAGTTTCGCTACCCACAGATATTTTTGATGATTTAGATAACACGATTAGAGAAACGGAGGCTTTCAAACAACTCAGCGAAGAACTGAAATGGAATACGGAGTCTATTGCGGTACTGACAAACGCCACTTACTCGCTATCTACGGATGTATTGCAACGTTCTGCTAATGCGCAGGCCGGTATTACTCAACTACAACAACTCCGAGTTTCTGATAATGAAGCGCGGGCGCAGGAAATCAAAGAAATTTATTCTGCTGTTGGTGAGAATAAATCGGCTATTGAAGAAACTCAAACCTCAATCACTAAACTCGATGAGGCGTTCGGTCAGCGTTTTACCGCAATCCGAACTGATATGGATAATGCTCAAGCTGATATTATTTCAAACTCCCAAGCCATCTCTAACACAAACAAGGCTTTTGCTGAAAACAAAACTCAAGTTCAGGCTAAGTTTGATGAGCAGGAGGGAATGATTCAGGAGAAGATGCAGGCCACGTTTGAGCAATCAGGTGATGGTGTGGTTACCCACTCGATTAATATCACGATTAAACACAATAGCGTGAGTTATAACGCAGCAGGGCAAGTGATTAGTGCCCAAGTTAAGAACGGGAAATTAGAGTCATACATTGGCTATAACGCGAATAACTTTGCTTGGTATAACCCTGTAAATGGCAAGATGGAATTATTCATGTATGCCAAAAATGGGCAGTTGTTTATGCGTGAGGCCTTTATTAATGAAGCGTGGCTTAATTCTGTTGTTGTTACTGAATATATTAAATCGGGTGATTATGTTCCTGGTAAAGATGGTTTTTTAATTGATGGTAAAACTAGCAATATTGAAATGAACAAAGGGATATTTAGGGGTGAATTAGATATCGGAACAAATAAGACGGGAGCGCATACTGTTATTACTAATGAACGAATTGCGGTTTATGGTGATAAAGGTGAAATCAGAGTAGAAATAGGTCGTATATTAGGGAGGTAGTCATGTACGGCGTCTATATTAAACCTGATATAGGTAATGCATATTATTTAGATGCTGATGATAATCAGGTCATGGGGTATTTAGGTTCAGTTAAAATCGGATTTTATAATTATTTTTATCCAAACACCGGATGGAATACAATGAAGCACAATATCCCTGAATATGAGAGATATAACATTATTATTATTCCTAGAATAGTGTCTAGGACATATAAAATCCCTGGTTCGTATTATTGGTTCTCATCAAATGTAACAGATTATAATATATCTAGTGATAATTTTAATTTTTATGTTGATGAAAGACCTGCTGGCTCGCGAGTTAACTCAGAGGATGCAGAGGAAGATCCTGAATTTATGTTTGATTTTTATGGATATCCTAAATCTAATAATGAATCGTGGGGTATACGATTACATGGTATGAATGGCATTAGTGAACTAACTCCTTCCATGCGTGGTTATTGTGTATTCGCCGAAGTCGTCAAAATAAATGGAGGTCGGGATAATGGCTGGAGAATGCCGTCATATATTACCAGTGAAATGAATCCTGTCATATTTGTAAGACCTAAAAATTCAAGCGCCTTATTTTCATATAATAGAGCAAGGGGATTAGTTGTTAGTAGTTCATGTGAAATGTATGTAGTTATCTTTTGCACCAATTTCAAATTAGAACCACCCAAGAATGGTATAGTTATTTATAACGACAAAAAAGAAATTACATTTTCATCCAACTATAAGCCCATGAAACTTGGAGAAACGACACGATTTAGTAATCGAAATGGAGCCTCATTTTCTAAACTTAAGAAACCCATGATTATTCCAGATGCTCAATTTGTTAACTGGAAAATTCAAGGAAGAAACAGGGATGATGTTATCTATATGCGCACAGGGTTTGGATTCGAAAATGACGGTAATAGAGTTTATTGGGATGACATATATGCCATTGGGTCAGAATATGGTGGTTCTTATGGTGCCGTTGGGGGTAATGCATTCAGAATAGAATTCAATATTTACGGTATTGAACTCAGCGACTACTTCAATATTTAAACTCTTCATTAAACTTTTTTATTTAAACCTCTAGGAAATAAATCATGATATACACAACAGGCACTGTTAGCACAGTGTCAGGGTCTGCTATTGTCTCTGGCACAGGCACCAAATGGACAGTTAATAATCCCGCTATTCGCTCAGGCACCATTATTTTAATTAAAAATGGTAATGCTAATTTTATTTATATGGTAGATAGAGTTAATAGCGATACAGAATTAGTCATTTCACAACCGGCTACATTTACCGTAAAAAACACCAGTTACAGTATTAATCTCACTGAGCCGAACTCATACAGCGATGCTAATAATCGTATGACCGCTATTGCATCAGATACGACGTATTTTCTGCGAGCAATGGATCAATGGATGATGAATAACGATGTGGTGACAGTGGAGCTATCTAATGGGCAAAAAGTAACGTTAGATAGCATTAAGAAGATGCAGGGGGATATTGGTAATAAAGCCGATTTATCAGTAACAGCAGAGCAAACGTTTAGGGGAATTATTAATGCGTCTAGAGTTTGTGCTCAACAAAATGATTATAAATATATGTTGGGAGTACGGGGAGGGCAGGCATTTCTAGATTACTGGGATGGTAAACAGTGGACTGGTGAAGTATTACACCCACAAAGACCCGGTATGATGATGCTGGTTAATGATTATGGTATGAATACTTCAGGAAACATAGAGGTAGTAGACTTCAATAATTTAAAAGGGTTTGGTTGGCATAATCAGCCTGCGACAGTGGACGCTGGTAAGAGTTTAAATCACCCAACGAAACGGGCGGGTAATTTAACTGTTTGGCGTGGCGCTGGTCAATCATCATGCATACAACATTGGATGGATTACTACACTGCTGAGGCACTATCTCGCACCTATTACTCATATGATGATAAGTGGAGTCGGTGGTATAAAACATATGGAGAACAAAATACGACAGTTGATCCCCAAGGATTCATAAAAAAAGCTTCCCCGATAGTTAACATCAACCCCGACGGCACATTCACCACTAACGATGAATCAGAAGGTGCTACAGTTACTCGAGTAGCTCAGGGTGAATATCTTATCGAAGGTGTACTCGGCTTTAACTCAGATGCAGGTTGGGGCGGTGTTGATGGTGGTATTGAAATTCCACTCGATGTTAATAAACAGCCGTTGATATGGGTAGACTCTAAAGTTATGGAGGACGGTTCTATCCTCGTGAGAACGTATCATCGAACTCACCCTAACGCACCTGAGTTTGCCAATAATAAAATTGACGGTTACAAAGATGGTGACCCAATTGATATCCCTGATGGTCGTTT